GGTCGGGGTCAGGTAGGTCAGCTCGCGGCCGACAGCCTCCCTGAAGCGAACGCTGGCGTCGCGGAAGCCGTCGAGGTCGGGTTCCACGTCACGGCCCCAGCGGCGGGATGAATTCCTGGCCGGAGGGCAGGTAGCCGCCGGTCGTCAGGTACGGCTCGATCAGGATGTCCGTGTAGGCGTCGCGGACTTCGAGAGTGTTCACCCAGCGATCGGAGATCAGGTTCTGCTCGCTGAGCAGGCGGATCGCCAGGTCGCGCTGGGCGCGCAGGTCCTTCACCCGTTCGTTGATCGCCGACGCCGAGACCGACCAGCTCCACTCGCGGTCGCCCTCGCGGTTCGTTTCGGCTGTTTTCAGGTCGCTGAGCGTGTGGAAGAAGCAGTCCAGCGCCGCCTCGCAAACGATCACCGTGGCCTCGTCCTCGGCCAATGGCGCGCTCGTCTTCCAGCCGATCGGCGCCATGTACTGCGTGTCGCGCTCGGTCACTTCGAGCTTTTTCGGGAACGTCCCGGAGCTGTAGAAGATGATCTCGGCGATCGCGTCGGCAATCACGTTGGTGACCTGTTCGTCGGAGAGCGTCGAGGCCACCGACGCCGAGCCGGTCGCCATCGGGCCGTCGATCCCGCGACGCACGCGCGGGATCAGCACCCGCACGTCTGAGAGGTCGGTTACCGGGTCCATATGCCCTTCGTCGCCGCCACCAGGGCACCGATGACGGCGCCGATTACCAGCGCGAGCAGGTTGAGGTGCCCGGTGAGCAAGATCAAGACCAGGACGCAGATGCAGAAGAAGACGATCGGCCCAGGCATCAGTAGCTCGCGATGATCTGGGAGGGCCAGGGCGTCAGCCCGGCGAGGATTTCCGGCGTGCGGTGCTCGTCGCAGAGCACATGGGGGCTGCCGAGCGGCCCGCGCGTGGAGAGGCCCATCTTCGTCGGCTCGTCGCAGACCTCGCAGCCCGACCAGTCCATGAACTGGTGCTCGCTGGCGCCATCGAGGAGATAGCGCAGGAAGCACTCCTCGGCCTCCTCACGGGTGGCGTGGACGTGCTCGGTGTAGTCGTGCGCCTTGACGATGCCGCGCTCCTCGCACTTCTCACAGCCATGCCCGGTGCAGTCGGGGCACTGCTGCCAGGGCGAGCAGTAGCCGACCGCCCTGATCTCCCCGTCGTTCATCGAGGTGAAGTGCCACCCAGACTTATCAGAGAGCTGCCGAGCTTCGTAGTAATTCACTAGGCAGCTCTCCCTCCCTACGCCTTCTCGACCGCCTCCGGCGTGCCGACCTCCTCACCGCTGGAGCGGCTGCCCTCGGCGGCCTTCCCCTGCGGCTGTGGCGGCGCGGCGGTCTCGTCGGCGGCCTGGCGCGGCGGAGCTTTCTGCGGCTCGGGCCTGGCAGCCTGTTCCTGGGCCTCGGCGAGGCGCGCGGCCTCCTCCTCAGCCTGGGCCTTGTTTTCGGCCTCACGCTGCGCCCTGGCCTTCTCAGCGCGCTCTTTGTGCTCGGCGCCCTCCTCGGTGTCGAGCGTGTCGCCGATCGGGCGCCGGTTCTTGATGTCCTTGGCGTCGGTCACCTTGACCAGGAAGCCGTTGGCGAAGGGGTTGTCCTCGTCGTGGACGGGAGCGTTCGCCGTGGCGATCTGCTCCTCCTCCGAGAGCCAGACCGAGAAGCCTGGAGTGACGGCGATCGGGACGATTTTGCCGCCCGGTTCGATGGTCACGACGCCGATGACGCCGCCGGACTCGTTTCGGAACTCCGACTTCTGCTGTGCCATGTGAACTCCTCCTTGCCTGTGCTTACCGAACGGTCCTGCTCACCGTAGCGGCGCCGCCAGACGACGACGCCGCGCTAGGTCCGCTAGGTGAGGACGATCCGGCCGATGCGACCGCGCTGTGCCCCGTAGAGGAGCATTCCCGCGTCGCGGCCGGTCTCCCAGCGGCGGTAGAAGGAGGGCATCGAGAGCTGCTGCACCTTGGCTCCGTCGCCGAAGTAGGTGAGCCGCCCGGCCCTCCGACCAACGATCCAGAGTTCGTTGTTCGGCAGCACGTAGTTGCCGGAGAAGTCCTGGAAGTTCTCCACCTGGACCACCGGGTAGCCCTTGTACTGCCCGATCTGGCCGGTGTTGAAGATTTTTTCCGCGACGTTGATGCCGAAGGTCAGGCCGACGTTCGCCAGGTGGCGGACCGCCGTCCGAGTCCCCAGGATCGAGAGGTCGCCGTCCGAGCGGAGGGCCACTTCCTCGACCACCGTGTCCACCTGGGTGGCGCTCAGCGTCGAGAGCGCGAAGCTCCCGAAGAAGGTGCCGCCCTGGATGGCCGCCTGGACCAGTTCGATCAGCCGCGTGGTCGGGAGCTGGCGCAGCTTTTCCTGCGCCTGGCCGACCAGCTTGTCGAACGTGCCCCAGAAGTCGGTCGCGATCTCGTCCTGGTGGAAGTCGAGGGCCGTGACCATCTCCTCGCGCGGCATCACGGTGCGCTCGTACCGAATGATGTCGCTGAGAATCTGGCCGCCTTTGCCCTGCCAGTAGGCCCGAAGACCGCGCAGGTCCTCGTCCACGTAGTCGGGTTCGGCGAGGCCGACCGTTTTGACCTCGATGATCTGCGGCACGATGTCCTCCGACATCGCGTCCGTCCAGGCGATGTTCAGAAGGTCGAAGGCAAGCTCCTCCAGCTCGGCCGGGTGACGAGCGAAGTGCGCGCCCAGGTCGGCGTTGCACTCGCGCTTCATCTGCTCGCGTTTCGCAGAATCCTCCTCGGCGTTGATGCGAGTGAGGGTGTCGAAGATCAGGGCGTCCATGTGTGTGAGTCTCCTTTTTCCTTACGCGGGCCTAGAACTGACCCCGTAGGCTCCTGACCGTCAGGATGCCCTCGTTTTTGGCGTTGACTTTGCGGAACTCCATCACCTCGAAGATCGAGTCGATGTCGGCCGCCGCGTTCTTCGCCCAGGCCCCGGTGCCTTCCTTGCCTTCGGGCCGTTCGCCGTCCGCGTCCCAGCCGACCAGATCGCCGGGGCTGTAGGTGTCGGGGACGACCACCGTGAGATGGAAGGCCCCGCTGTAGTAGGCGAGGACGTAGGTGCCGTCTTTGATCGTCTGGTTCCGAATCTCGTTCGGACCCAGGGCAGTCGGGCCGGTGTTGGGGTCCGGCACGTCGATCGGCCGCAGCGCGATCGCAAGCTGAGTGGCCACGTCTTCCGCGTTGGCCTTCCGCATGTACAGTTTCCCCGCGCTGGCCTGGGGGACAACTGCGTCGCCCGGCGTCAGGTTGCCGGAGGCGTAGCGGTTGGACCATTTCTCACCCTGGAAGGCGACCGTGACGTTCGGCAGCTTGCCGACGCCGGTGAGGGGGTACGGACCCGTGGTCTGGCCAACGATGGGAGTCATATTTCAGTCGTTCTCCTGTTCCTTGCCTTGGGCGACTACTCGTCGCCGTTGGCCGCCTTTACGGGTGTACGCTTGGGCATCAAGCCGGACATGACGCTCCGGCGAGACTCGGGACTCGGCTCCTCGCCGGTTCCGCTCGGCTCGCCGCCGCCGAGACTGGCGCGGGCGGTCTCCTCGCGGGTGAACTCGCCACCTTTGCCGCCCCTGTCCTCCTTGGACGGCTCGGTGCCTCCCTCGTCCCGCTTGACGCTGGTGGTCTCCTCCAGCTCCTTGAGCCGGGCCTCCCAATCGTCGTCGGAAAGAGTGCGAGCCTGGTCCTCGACCCGCTCGCGGGTGAAGTCTCCGAGCTTCGCGACGAAGCCCTTGCCGAGCTTGCCGAGCCGCTCCTTGCCGAGCGTGTCCTTGGCCTTCTCCTCCTCGGCCTCCGACACCTTCTTCTCGGCGGCGTCCGCCCGCTCTTTCTCCTGCTTGGCCTCGGCCTCCTTCTCCTCGGCCAGTTTCTCCGCGTCGGCCTTCTCCTGCTCGGCCTTGTCGGCACGCTGCTTCTCAGCCGCCAGCTCCTCTGGAGTCGGGCGCTTCTGAAGCTCTGCGTACTCCTCGCGGGAAATTTCGATGGGGTCCATTGAAGTCTTTCTCCTTGGCCGCTTGTCG